AAAGTTAGTGCTGTAGGTTCACCAAGAAGTTAATATGGCAGATACAGTTACAACACAAACTTTAGTTGATACATCAGGTATAAAATATGTTACTAAGTTAACAAATTATTCTGATGGTACTGGAGAAACTGATGTAACAAAAGTTACAGCTGCTAATACCACTTTTATGACAGAAGATGGTAATAGAAAAATAGCCAAAGTATGGTTTTCTGTAAACACTGCTAATCTAAAATCAGCTGTAGAAATTAAATGGGCTGGTGTTACGAATAGTACAGCATTACTACTTTCAGGCCAAGGTTTTTTTGACTTCAGAGAAGCTGGTGATGAGATAACAAATAACGCTACAACACCAAGTGGAAATGTATTATTATCAACTAAAAACTTTGCTAGTGGAGATAATTATACACTAGTAATAGAGTTTAGATAATTTATAAATAGTAAGTAACTAAGAGGGAAAATGAGATTAATTAGAGAAGAAATAAGCGACGCTCAGTATATTATAGAAGAAGCTGGCGAAGGAAAAAAGAATTATTCGATTAAAGGTATTTTTTTACAAGGAGACCTTAAAAATCGTAACGGTAGAATTTATCCAACTAACGTACTTCATAAAGAAGTTACTAGATACAATAAAGAATTTATCAATAAAAATAGAGCATTCGGCGAACTAGGTCATCCAGAAGGACCAACTGTTAATTTGGAGAGAGTTTCTCACATGATTAAAAAGTTGTACCCAGAAGGAAAAAACTATATCGGTGAAGCAAAAATTATGGACACTCCATATGGTAAGATCGTAAAAAATCTTATTGATGAGGGTGCTAAACTTGGTGTTTCATCAAGAGGCATGGGTTCCTTAGTACAAAGAAATGGTCAAAGTTTTGTAGGAGAAGATTTTTACTTAGCTACGGCCGCTGACATTGTGGCAGATCCATCTGCTCCAGACGCTTTCGTAGAAGGCATTATGGAGAATAAAGAGTGGGTTTGGAACAATGGAATCCTTGTGGAACAAGACGTTGCCGCATGGAAACAAGAACTAATTAAGACTAAAAGATTTGAATTAGCTGAGAAAAAAGCTAATGTATTCAAAGATTTTTTAAGTAAATTATAATAGAAAACATAACAATTATAAATATCACTGTAAAAAGAGATATTTTTAATTCGAATTAAAAAATAAAGGAGATTTCTCAAATGGCTACAGAAAACAATGTAGAAACGAAGCAAACAATAGTTGAAGCAGAAACTACAACTATAACTGATGCTCCAAAAAAGAACGCTGTAGCGGCTGAACCGACTCATCTTAAAAATGATGCTCAAGATTTAGGTGCTGCTGTTACTAGTCCATCAGACACGCTTCCAGATGCTACAAAAAATAATAAAAAAGCTTCAGATGCTATTAACGCAAAAGCTGCGGATGTTGACGCTAGTAAAAAACCAGACACAGAAGCTGGTGTTACTAAAGTTGCCACTCCAGGTGAAACGTTAAAAGTAGAAGAAGTTTCAAAAGAAGAAGAAATGGATCTATCTGATGATGTTAAAGCATTAATCGGAGACGAAAAATTAACTGAAGAATTTAAAGAAAAAGCAAAAACTATTTTTGAAGCTGCTATTAAATCAAGACTTAAAGAGCAAAAAGCAAAAGTAGAATTAGAATATGCTTCTAAACTTAAATCTGAAGTAGATACTACAAAAGCAGAACTTGTTGAAAAAGTTGATTCGTACTTAAACTACGTAGTTGAAGAATGGATGAAATCAAACGAGATTGCTGTTGAAAGAGGTATCAAAGGCGAAATCGCTGAGGACTTTATTACTGGTCTTAAAAAATTATTTGAAGATCATTACATCAATGTTCCAGACGAAAAATATGACGTGTTAGAAGATCAAGCTTCTAAAATCGAAGAGCTTAACAAGAAATTGAACGAGCAAATCGAATCTAACGTTAAACTAAATTCTGAAATCGGCAAACTTACTAGAAAAGATATAGTTGCTGAAGTTGCGTCTAATTTAACAGACACAAATAAAGAAAAGTTTAGCAAGTTAGCTGAAGAAGTTGAATACTCTAATGCTGAGGAGTTTAAAAAGAAAGTATCGACTATTAAAGAGTCATACTTTACAACAAAAGAAATTTCATCTAAGGGTGGAATAGATAACGTTGCCGAAGGCGAGACTACTAACGTAGATTTGTCAAACGCTATGACTGCTTATGCGGCCGCTATCAGTAAAACAAAAAACTCAATTAATTTGAGTTTTAAAAAATAAAGGGAGAAAAAAAAAGATATGTACTTATCTGAACAATTAGTTAAAAAATGGCAACCGATTCTTGAACATCCTGAACTCCCAAAAGTAACGGATAGTTATAAGAGAGCGGTTACCGCTGTTATCTTGGAAAACCAAGAAAGAGCAATTAAAGAAGATAGAGCATTTATGTCTGAGGCTGCTCCGCAGAACTCTACAGATGCTTCTTACGTTCAAAACTGGGATCCAATTATGATCTCTTTAGTAAGAAGAGCAATGCCGAATCTAATCGCATATGATATTTGCGGTGTACAACCAATGACTGGTCCAACTGGACTAATCTTCGCTATGAGAGCAAAATATTCTTCTCAAAGTGCTGCTGCTGAAGCATTATTCGATGCTGCGGACACAGACTTCTCAGGAAGAAACAAAGCTGGTTCTTCAACAGGTGGTTTTTCAACTACTGCTGATTCAGGAACTAACCCAGCGTTATTAAATGACAGCCCTGCTGGCACTTATACAACTGGTACAGGAATGACGACTGCTGCTGCTGAAGCACTAGGCGACGCTTCTGGAAATAGCTTTGCTGAAATGGCATTTTCAATCGAGAAATCGACTGTAACTGCTAAATCAAGAGCTCTTAAAGCTGAATACACTATGGAATTAGCACAAGATTTAAAAGCTATCCATGGTTTAGATGCTGAAACAGAACTTGCGAATATTTTATCTGCTGAGATCCTTGCGGAAATCAATAGAGAAATTGTAAGAACTATCTACATCAATTCAGAAATTGGTGCTCAAACTGGTAACGTTACAAACGCTGGAATTTTCGATTTAGACACTGACTCTAATGGTCGTTGGTCTGTTGAAAGATTCAAAGGTTTAATGTTCCAAGTTGAGAGAGAAGCAAACTCAATCGCACAAAGAACACGTAGAGGAAAAGGTAACATCTTGATCACTTCAAGTGATGTTGCTTCTGCTTTACAAATGGCTGGTGTATTAGATTACACTCCTGCGTTAAACAACAATCTAAATGTTGATGACACAGGTAACACATTTGCTGGTGTTTTAAATGGTAGATATAAAGTTTATATCGATCCATATTCAGCAAACTCAACAGCTAAACAATACTTTGTAGTTGGATATAAAGGTTCGTCTCAGTACGATGCCGGTATATTCTATTGCCCATACGTTCCACTTCAAATGGTGAGAGCTGTTGGTCAAGACACTTTCCAACCGAAAATCGGATTTAAAACTCGATACGGAATCCAAGCTAACCCATTTGCTGAAGCAGGTGCTTCAACTCAAAATGCGGTTATCAATGGTGCTGGTAGTGCCGACGCAAACAGATACTACAGAAAAGTTCAAGTAGCTAACTTAATGTAATCTACTTGTTACTTCTTAGTAACACAATTAAAGGGACGGTCTAAACAACCGTCCCTTTTTTTTTGACAATTACAATGATTATAAAAGTACATAAAGATAAAATTACATTTAAAAACTCCTCTCTAAGAACAGAAGAAGGTAGAAGTAGACAAAAAAACGGTGAATTTTATAAACAAATTAAAATTAGTATGGAAAAACACGGTATGATTAATCCTTTAATTTGTATTAAAGATGGCGATATGTATAAAATATGTCTTGGTATGAAAAGATTTATTATAGGTTGTGATCTAGGAATGAAAGAATTTGATGTTAAAGTTGTGCCTACTAAAGATAGTTCTAGTGATATAATGTCTTTAGAAGAAATTGTATTGTTAAAAGAAGAAAATTTAAAATTTAAACCAACAGATGCTGATAACGATTATTTTAAATCAATGAAATTAAAAAAGCAATAATTTAAACGTTTTACATATTGTATAAATAGATATATGACTGTTTTAAATACATTTTCACGTCAACCAACTAAACTAGATTACGCTAGTCCTACACAATTTAAATTTAATATTATTAAGTTACCAAAGGTGGAATACTTTTGTACCTCTGTTAATATTCCTGGTATTTCATTAGGGTTTATACAACAACAAACTCCATTGAAAGATATACCAGTACCTGGTGAAAAATTAACTTATGCTGATCTAACAATGTCATTCTTAGTAGATGAGAATCTATTAAATTACCAAGAAATACATGGTTGGTTAACGGGCCTTGGATTTCCTAGAGATCATAATCAATTTGATACCCTTACTAACGCTGGAACAGATAGATTTCCTACTAGTAAAGGCAGTATAAGTCGTGAGGCAGGTAAGGTTAAATATGGTGCTCCTAATACAGGATCAACGTTATCCGATGCTACTTTATTGGTACTTACTAACAAGAATAATCCAGTTACAGAAGTAAGATTTAGAGATGTATTTCCTATATCTTTAAGTGGATTAAACTACAATCAACAGGCCACTGATATACAATATCTAACAGCAGAAGTTACATTCAAATATAAGATATATGAGTTTGCTAATGTAGGCGCTGCCACAACAACAGAAGTTACCACATAGGTTGATTTTTTAATACTTTTGTGTTATAATTATATTATGGATTTAGAACAATTACAATTAGAAGCCGACAAAGACCTTAAAATTAACGATACTGAATTAGATTTAGAGTCATTAAAAACTCCTCAACTTCATAACAAGTATATGAAACATTATACTAAGTTTAGATTATTGTTAACACGTACTGAAGATGAATTGAAAATGTTGAGACGTGATAAGTGGGAATACTATACAGGCAAATCTGACCCAAAAGTTTATCAATTAAAACCTTTTAACTTTAAAATATTAAAAACAGATATAGACAAATATTTAGAAGCTGATGAGGAGATACAAAAATTAACACAAAAGGTGGCCTATTTAAATACAGTAATAGATTTTTTAGATAAAACAATAAGAGTAATAGTTAATAGAACTTATACAATTAAAAATGCTATAGAGTGGCGTAGATTTACAAGTGGTGCTGTATAATGTACTTAGAAAATACCCATTGTATATCCATAGGCCGTTTCAATAGGAGTTATTGTGATGATATAATATCTCAAGCAGAAATATCAAAATTACAAATTGCTAAAATACAAGATGGTTTGGATTTAAATAGAAAATCTAAAGTTACTTGGTTAACTAACCAAAAATT